TTCCGCACCGGCTTTGGTGATAACCGTTTTATATTTCACTGTCATTGTGCTCTCGCTTATCCGGGGTAAACCGTGATGATGTCGCCGTCATAGCTCAGGGCNCCGGTATAGAGATAACCCGGGATGTCCTGGATGATATTCAGGCCGATAAGGTGNCGGCTGGCAGGCTTTGCATCAGCAATAAGCCTCTCCATCTCGTAATACATTTCCTCGGTGATNCCNGTGTCTAACACGCCGATATCAAGGCGGAAGGTGCCGGGCGGATCGTTGGTTTGCCACCACTCGGTGACGTTAATCAGATAACCCAGCGGCTCAACCACGCGACGCACGGCGCCTATCGTTCCCTTGTGGGCATGGATAAACCACGCCGCGCGGATCACGTCACGCTTGGTGGCCTCCGGCCAGTTCTCATCCCAGCGGTCGACCGAGAACGCCCAGGCCAGCCACGGCAGCAAGTTTGCCGGGCAGGTATCTGCGCTCCAGAGATGGCGCAGCGGCACCGGCGTTTTTTCGATCTCCGCGCAGGCGCGCGCGGCCGCCACCTCAAGAGGCGACGAACCAACAGGCAGAAGACGGGTATCACTCATCGTTACCCCCTACGGTTACGCTGTACTGGCTGCACCATGAGGCCTGTGTCTCATCGAGCACGATATCGGCTGCCGGCGCCGTCAGCTCCACGCGCTGCACCCCTTCCACATGAAGTGCGGCGTAAATAGCAGACTTGCGGATATCGCGCCCCAGCCGGTGCTGTGCCGTGATATAGGCCTGCAGCCGTGCTCTGGCCGCGTTGATCACGGGTTCACTTTCAGGGCCAGGGAATAAGAACAGCGAGGCCACAATGCTGTAGTCGACAATGTTGGCTGACTGGACGGTCACGCGGTCGGCGACGGGCCTGACGTCCTCATCGTTCAGCGCATTGCGAACGGCGGCGAGCAGCGCTTCGGACGCCACGCCGTTATTCTCCCGGGAGAGCACGGAAACCGTGACGTTCGCAGGCTGGGGGCTAATCACGGAAATGTCCGCCACCCGCCCATCCGCGCTGCGGCCATGGAACTGATAAGCGCCCGTCGAACCGGCCACGCTTAGCCCTTCCGGCGCCTGCTGGATCCGCAGACGAAAGTCGGTATCGGACTCCATGACCGCTGGCGTGGGCGGGAACGTGGTGTCGTCGGCGGGCGTAATCACCAGACGCTGAAGATTAGCGTTTGCCCCAATCTGGTCGAGATCGCTGCCCGCGGCGTAGGCCAGCATGACCGCTCGCGCGGCCTCATTTACGCGCTGACGCCAGATAACTTCCCGATACGCGTTTTCCTGCAGGAGCTTCACAATCGGCTCTGACTCCAGCGTCAGCGTGCGTGCGATTGCCTCTTGCTCCGCCTCAGGATAGAGCGAGACAAAGGTGGCCTTACGTTCTGCCAACAGCGTCTCATAATCCACCTCCTCCACGACATCAGGCGCGGCGAGCTGGCTCAGATCAACAATAGCCATAGGGTTTAACTCAGTGAAATGGTGATAGAAAAGGAGCGATCGGACGTTGGTCGCGTGCCGGTGATATCGACATACAACGTCCCGTCATTCTCCGAGCGTTCGAACGCGATTGCCGTCAGGGTCATCCGCGGTTCCCACTTCTGGATCGCGGAGTAACAGGCGGCCATAATTTGCAGGCGCAGCGCCGGACTCTGGGGCCGGTCGATCATCGCCGCCAGCAAGGAGCCGTACTCACGACGCATGACCCGCGAGCCAACGGGCGTAACCAGAATGTCGCGCACGCTTTGCCTGATATGTTCAGCTTCTGAAATGCTGAGCCCGGTTTGACTGTTCATTCCCGTGTAGCGCACCGTCATTGTGTCCCCTTAGTCCAGCTTCCGCCGCTTTGCACACTGCCGTGGGCATGGTTGTCCACCTGTACCCCATTGGAGGTGAATTGACCGCCAGAGTGTTGGATATTTCCGGCCATCACCCCGCCCTTTTGCACCTCAAGCGAGGCGGTAATTAACTTGTTGGTACACACTACTTCGGGTGTATCAAGCGTGATGCGGGTCGCGGATTTCACGAGCACCACCGGTACGGTCGCGCTCAGTGATTCCGATGCGGTGATGGCTGCCGTTTTGATGCCGGTTGCCGTCAGCGCCCCGCTCCCGGGCTCGTACTCGATAACCGCCCCGTCGGGAAAGCTAACGTAAAGCGCATCGGGTGACGTCGACGGTGCCGGATGCTCGTCAGAGAAAATGCCCGGCAACACAAAGGCGGTATCCAGCTCTCCGCCGATGGCCAGCAGCAGTACCTGTTCGCCCTCGGACGGTGCCCACCACACGCGCGAACGGCCAGCGCGGCAGGTCATCCAGTTCAGCCAGGTGGTGTTCATCCCACCGGACTGGACGCGACAGAGCCCTCTTTTGAGGTCAACATCGGTCACAACACCGACACGAATAAGATTGCGGATCGCGCGAGCGATGCCGTGTATGGAGGTTAATGTATTCATAAGAAGAGAATGCCGNGCAGGGCNATCGGCAGCAACGAGACGGGGTTTGATGCGGGATGAAACAACAAGCAGTATTGCCGACTGGCCAGCCAACAGGGCTGCGGGCTGGCCATCAGCGCAGTCACACCTCCCAGCGGCTCACCAGCTCACCGTTGATGTACAGCTCNATCGGGCGCGTGACGGGTTCCGGCAGCGGCGGCTCCGGGGAATAGGTGGCGAGCAAGGTCCCCTCCTCCTGGGNAACCAGAATGCGCTCGGTCAGCTGCAGGCTAAAGCCGATCTCTGCCGTTTCATCGTCATTTAAGGCGACCTGAAAGAGAAAGCCATTTTTTTGCCCCTGTTCGAGGGTAAACATGTCCGGCTGGTTTTCCCGAAGCCAGGCCAGCACCGGAACAAAAATGCCCTCGCTGTCGCCGGAAAAACCGCTGACTTTCGCCTTCAGCTCATATTTTTTTTCAAACGAGAGCGAGGACGCCAGGCGTGCATCGATATTCCCGCTCCCGACGGACATCGCCAGGCGCTCCGGGTTTGCGCGCAGTTGTGGAACAGCGTCAATTAAGGCCTGACGCAGGCTCTTGAGTTTGTGCATCGCGTGTATCCTGACAGTCTTTAATGGTTTCAACCTGCAACGCGCAGGCAGTAAGGGCATGCTCAAGCCTGCGAATATCGGCACTCAGATCGCCGTTAGTGGNGGGCTCGCTTGCNGGCATCGGGCAGAGGCTCACCTTCGGGCAAGCGTGGTAAACAATGTGCGGCGGAGGCGCAGGCGGCGCGGACGTGCAGCCTGCGGACAGCATCAGGCAGCTGAGCGGTATACCAGCGGCGTAACTCTTCATTTTCATTTATCAACTTCCCAATGGCCACTTCGCGTCTGGCCAACGTTTCTCCGGCAGCGGCAAGCTCATCGCGGAGCCTGACCTGCGCGTTTTCATTTTCTCTGGCCAGCCGCTGCGAGACGTTAAGCTGTTGGTTCAGCGTGTTGATCGCGCTTTTTTGTTCGCGGACGATCTGGTTGGTTTTGGTCAGGGAGCGGGACAGGTTCTGATTGTCATGTCGATACCACAGGGTCATGGCCACCAGCGCGGCCAGCATCAGAAGAAGCGTTCTCATCGGCTCTCCTTCAGACACCAGGCCTTTTCACGGGCGCGACGGTTTTCAAGCCCAGCGTTTTTGTTCCCGTTGACGTACACCCAGCGGGTCAGCTCACCGCACGCCTGCGGCCACTCCTTGCGATTTATCAACGACACCAGCGTCGAACGGCAGGCGGCGCCGGTTCCCACGTTAAAGGCAAAACTGACCAGCGCATCATAGACACGGGGCGGCATCTCCACCGGTGCGCAGGCGGCAAGCCGTTTCTCAACCTTCATGACGTCGGCAATCAGGTTCGCCGCCGCGTCACGTTCGGTAATGTCTCTCGTCGGCACGACACCGGCCGTGTGGCCAATGCCTGACGTCCATACGCCCGCGCTACACCGGTAGGGCGACAGACGACACCCTTCGAGATCGGCGATCAGCNCCAGCCCTTCGGGCGAGGTTTTCAGTAGCCGAAAGTCCGGCATGAGCACCGCCAGCGNAAGCACGCTGGCGATGCTGCAACGCTTAATGATTGAGTTCACGAATGCTCTTCTTATCGAGGCCTAACGATTTGAGATAGCGCCAGGTTTTTCGCTTAAACCAGTAATTCGTCAGCGCGGTAAAAATGGCGCAGAGACTTCCCACGTAGAGCGCGACTTTCTCAGGAGACATCGCCCCAAACCAGGCCAACGCCACGGCCAGCCAGTAGGCAATAAACGTGGTGATTTTCTCCAGACTCAGTCCCATAGGTTCACGGTTTCTTTTCTGGGTGCGCTATCCACCTCAGGCATGTCTATTTCGCAGCCATGAGGCAGAACAACGCCGTACTCAGCGAGGCCAGGATTGGCTTTCAGAACGGTTTCGACGACGCCTGCCGTGCGCCCGTAATAACGGGCACAGATGGCATCAAGCGTATCGCCCTGCATTGCATAGATCTTCATCAGACGCTCCAACATCCGGATTACCAGGTACGGTAGAGTTTCCAGAGCCAGCGCCCTTTCCGCTAGCGCTGGCGGATGGACAATCGCGGACACAACAGGCCGTCCGCGAGCCGCGAGCGGCCGCCTGGCGAGCACAAAATCTGAATGAAGCGCGTCGTGCCGGTATAAGAGGCTGAGGCTAGCGCCAGCTCTCGTCTTCCCAGACTTCGCGGAGAATGGTGTCCAGCGCTTCGCGTTCGGCCTCGCCGTCAACGCCCAGCAGCTCAACGCCGGTCATGGAGCCTTCTTTCACCGTCACCCGCGTTGACGGGAACAGGGGCCTAATCCTGCGGGTGAGTTCGCACTGGAATGCCGCCACGATGGACGGGCCAACGTGCTGATCTTTATCCAGCGTGATATTCACCCGCACATTGCTTTCTTTTTTGATTCGTTCTGGAACAGGCGATGCCGAGAAAACAACGGTAAACGCATTGTTTTTGATTAAATTCCCTCTCGCAATCTCAGCAATTAAATTCAGGGCAATCTCACGATCTCTCTCCTGACAGGTTCCTTCTGTCGTCAGTCGCGCAATCATCTCGACTCGTTCAATCATGACTTGCTCATTCAACTCTCTGTCCACACAACCTCCACCACGAGATACTGTATA